TTTCTCCAGGATGTGGCCATGGATATAGCTTGCCGATAAGTGGCTGAGTAGGACTCCTGTCCTGCCCTTTGTTCCACTTGTCGTTGCACAAGCTCCATGCTGAATGAACATGGCGAGCTGCTCTGCGCTCGCTGCTCCTACACCGCAGCCACCAACCACGGCGGGACCTGACACATCTACCCTCAGTGACTTCTTGCAGCAATCTAGTGCAAGTTTGGTCACTACTGAGGGTATCATCCCAGAACGTTCGTGCAGCGTCTTTCTCAAATTAATCGCTGCCGAGCGTTTGTTCGGGATGTCATCCAGTAGGCCTTTCTCCTCTCTGATCCTTTTCAGAGACGCTTGGCCTAGTGGAAGGATGTTTGTTATGATCCCTATGCGGCCCTTCCTCTTGTTGTGGACTGTGATCATGTTTTCACAGAACACGCCTGCGCGGCACTCTGTGTAACTCTTGCGTTCATTCACCGGCAGTCTGTAAGCCTCTAGGATTTTGATTAGCTTCCTCAGTGAATTCTTTTTACTGAGTGCAGCAATATCATCTCCCATGATGTTTACTTCTGCTGGTGTGATGTCTGCAAGATAACACAGATATGCCAGCTTCAGGCACAAGAGGGGCCACCCGACTCCTATCCCCATATGGGACGACTGCTTAGTAACTTGTGAGTTGGTCTCTAGAACTCTGAGGTATCCCTCAGAGGTCATGATTCCATCCTCATATAGCTGCTCCGCAGCCGTGCACTTGTCGTACTGTTCCTTCGTCTCACAACTTCGTTGTGGGCCGGTTAGGAGGATGAGCGACATTCTGTCGTACAGGTTATAACCCTCGAGTTTCGAGATCTCACGAATGATGAATTCATTCTCTTCGTGAGTGTTATTACCTGTTGCGTCAGATATGTCTGCGCATCCAAGCAGTGCGTCATCGTGCTTGGAGTGTAGGTGTCTTAGACCGTCTCGGCCTGCCTGGATCTCTTCAAACGAGGAGATGAACTTCAGCAGGCGAGCGGTCAAGGGCCGCGCCGTATTGGTGACTGCAGCGTCGTGCAGAGTCGAGACTCTCACCTTACCTTTGTACTCGACCTGTGCATTTGTTCTCAATAGGCACAGGTTTGAGTTGAGGTAGCGGTTCCTCTTGTCACCGATCTCCTCTTCAACACGTTTGTCTATCTGAACAGACTCTGGCCTCAGCTGACGAGCATTTAGCCCGTCAGCATCAACTAGCCAGTTTCCTGTGTCAGATGACGAGTGTTGAGTTCCGAGGAGATCCCTTTGACAGTGGATCCGCA